ATGATTCCATTCCTGGAGGAGCTGAAGACATTTCCCAATTACTCATATCAGCTAAATTATATGGTCTATCTGTAGCAAGACCATACATTAAGTCTAAACCTTTAACTGGTAATGCCATACCTGCTATTCCCAGTGGTCCTCCATAAGGTAACGTCATGGCAGATTGTAAATAAGTTCCTGGATCTCTTAGTGCTGATAATATTTCTGCTCCACTTAAATTACTTGTATCATACGCAGACTCTAAAGCACTTGTCATCTCACTTAATTTTGCTAGTGCTGAAACTCTATCTACTTGACCATAATCACCTTCATCAAACTCATCTCCAAATAATCCTTTTAAAAGTTGGTTTTGAAACCTAGGATGCATTCCCTCAATCTTAGTCATTATTTGTTGAGCAGGTGTTTGTGGAGCAAATAACCTTTGAAAAAAATTCTTTTTTTCTTCTGGTTCTGGTTGAATTTGTTCAGGAGCTCCTGATGTAGGAACTTCTATAAGAGATTCGGATATTGTACTTCCTGTATTTCCCGGATCAATATCTGGTACGTATGATGGTGTAACAACAGGAAAATCTATATGCGGGGAAAAAGGTCTATTACCTCCCGGTCTATTAGGGTTTCTAGGATCGTTAGGTCTATTACCGAAGCTACCATATCCTCCTTGTACATCAGCATCTATTGGCATTATTTACCTTCCACAACTGTTGCGTTTAAATCTTTTATACCATCTTTTGCAAGTGATACGGCTGCTCTAAGTTTTTGATGTTTGTCATTTTCTTCCATTTTTTCCTCTGCTATTTCTCTGGCTTGCAACATTTTAGCTCTTTCAAGGCTCATTTGATCCTCATCTTCCTTCTCTTTTCGTTGTTGTTCTTGAGCTTTTATTTGTACTTCATCAGCCTTTAATTGCAATAATGGGTCATTATCCATCTGATTTAAGACCTTTTTCTCTTCTTCTAAGTACTCAGCCATGGTTTCAGCTATCAAAATAGCCTTTCTAGACTCCATTTTCTCCGTTAATTGCTGAATTTGCTGTTGCATTTGCTGCATTTGTGGACTTTGCTGCATTTGTTGAGCCATTTGAGGATTTTGAGCCCCCATTTGTTGCACTTGAGCTGTCATTTGCTGAATTTGTGCTATTTCGTCTTTAAATTCAAGCTGAACTTGCTCTTGAGCCATTAAACTTATGTGTTCTAGTATGTTTTTTTGCATTGCAGCTAATACTTGAGGGTTTGTACGTGCAATCATAGTGCCCATAAACGATAAATGCGCTTTCATGTGTGCTGTGTGGTCTTGATTAGGAAATGCTTTAATTGCTTTTCCAGATAAAGCGTTCATGTGTTCAACGCTTGGGTCCATAGGTTGTGGTTCTTGTGGTGGTGGTAGCAACATGTCAATATCTTTAACACCCAAAGCTTCATACATGCTCCTATAAGCTGTATATAGATTGTGCATTCCAGGATTAGACATTGCCATTTGTAATCCTGTTTGTGCAAGTTGTATTCTTTGTGTTTGCGAGAAGATGTTTGGATCTGCAACAGGTATAATATCTACTCGTGCATCAAAATCTGATTGTTTAATTTGTCTTTGTCCACCTACAACATCATATGGATAGTTAGGTGGTAAGTAAGTTGCAAAACAATCTGACAATAACATAAATTCTTTTTTCATTGATGCGTATAATCTTTTATGTATCGCAGACATAACCCGCGAGCCACGCTCCAATAATGCAACTGTTGTTCCAACAGCTGCACTTTGATTACCGTCACCAACTTGCATGTCTGCAATGCTCGCGAATCGCTGAGCTCCTGAAACAACTTGTCCCATTAATGCAAGTAATGTTTGTGATGGTTCTTTGAACGGCAATATTTTAAATGCGTCGTCCAATCTTCCACCAGGGGCATCAACATCACGAAACTCGCCCGGCTGCAACGGTTGAGCTTCATCACGTACCCTGATGCCTCGCATCTTGAATCCGGCTGGTAAATTAGACAAGGTTCCGGCATCGAGAAGTTGTCTCAACGCGGCTGTGGCAGTTCTTGATAAACCGCCGATCATGTGGATAAGGCCGAATCCATAGAAGCCTAGTCCTGGTAAAAACTTGAAGTGTACAAAATAATCTTTTCTTTGTCGTGTTGGGTCTTGTGGGTTAAAATTTCTTCTAATAGCTAAAACTTGTTGTTTTCCTTCTTCAACAGTTACAATGTATGGAAGTTTAATTCCTGTTGCTTCTCCTGTTTGTTCATTCATGTCTTGGAAGCCATCTAAGTCAAGTTCAACATGACATTCTAATAATGTAAATACTTCGTCTTTATTTGTTGTTGATACACCTTCTAACTCATTTTTTTCTGTTTCAATTTCGTCTTCGTTGTATGCAGGTGTTCCTAATTCTACATCTAAATAAAAACCACTTACTTGTAGTTTTCTCATTTCGTTTGCTGGCATTTTAATTACGTGAATAATTGTATCAGCATCCTCTAGTGAAGTTGAACTATACGGAACAACTAAATCTTCAGCAGGTACAAACTTAGAAACACAACGACCCATGTTTTGATCGTAATAAACTTTTTTAAATGCAGAACCTGCAAGTGGTAAATTAAATAACATTTGATCAAACTCAGGTTCGTATTCTTTCATCTCACACATTAACTGGTAATTCATAAATTCTTTTACACGTTCTGCTTGATCACTTTTTAATTTATCTGGTTTGCCAAGTACACGTGTTCTAACTGGACCATCTGCAGGTAATAATTCTTTATAAGCTAATGATTGAAACTGAGTTACAGCTTCTGCTAATACTGGATGTGTTGCACCTGACGCACCTTGGAAAGGTTCTGTTCTATCTTCGTATTTAAAACCTAATAAGTCTAAACCTTTTATGTAAGCTTGTTCCCAATCATCACGTGAAGATTTAAAATCTTCATAGTTTTGTGTCATTTCAGAACCAATAGGATCTAACACATTTGGTTCTAAAAAATCAGCTAAGTTTGCATTAATATCGTTACCAGCACCTTGCTGCATGGCCATTGCAGCGGGATCAAAATCTATCTCCATTCCACCATCTTCTGTTGGTGTCATTTCGATTGGACCTTTTTGTGCTTCTTCCGGCAATTGAATTTCTTGTGCTTGCTCTTCTGGACCAGGTAAGTCTACTTTAGTTCTTATTTGATTAGGTAATGTTTTATCTATTGTTGCCATTATGCTATTTTCCTTTTAAATAATGTTCCAACCCCACCGCCTTGTTTATAACCTACTCTGCCGCCTTTTGCAAAATCATCTATAACATCAGGATTAACTTGTTCTTCTAAAAACTTTTTAGCTTTTTCTTCCATCTTTTTTTCTGGTGATTTTACAAGTTTAGACCATGAAGTTACGCCTCCTTGTAAATCATCTATGCCACCAAAGTTTTCAATATCATATCGCTCACCTTTTGCAAATTCTCCTGCTTCAAACGTACCTTTTTCATTTACGTTAACAGACTGTTGTCCCATTAAATCGTCTGTAGTATCTTTATTTCCAAGAAAGCCACCTTTTTCTTCAGCTCTTGCGGCTGACTGAGTTTGTGCGGATGCATCAAAAGTAGGTTTTTCTGTCACTACTCCTCGTTGCCCTAGTTGATCGGTCATAACTTTATTTTCTCCTGGAGTAAAATCTAATGATACTTGTTGAAATTCATCACCACGACCAGTAACGCTAACAGCACCAGTTGCTTCATTTTCATACAATCTAATTTCTCCACCAGCTAAACTTTTATCTTTTAAAACATAAACAATTTCTGTATCACCGCCGCTTGTAAAATCTGCATAGTCGGGTTTTCTAACTACCGTGCCTTGTGTTCTAATTTTATTTACAAGAGCAGGAAACCACATAGGCATACCATCTACTAAGGGTATTGCTTTAGGTGCACTTTTTGCTACCATTTCTGCAACTTGTGCTACTCCTTTTGGTGCAAATAATGTTCCAACACCTGCTGCAAGCATTTTTAAAAAGTCACGACGACTAGTTGGAAATTTATTACCATCTTTAAATCCAATACGACCACCTTCTGCATTTAGTGTTCTACCAAACGGTGATTTATATACACCTGTTTTTAATGATTCAAAAAAAGCTGCTTTTACTTCTTCTAATATTTTTCTAGCCTGATCTACTTCTCCCGGTGTTGCTGCTCGCTCTGCCATTTCTACTGCACGTCCCATGTCTATTTCAGCTTGGTCAACGCTAGCTTCCATAACTTTATCAAGGTTCCCGCTTCTCGCTAATTCTTCCATTTGTCCACCTTGTAACGGATCCATAATTTCTTTTAACTTTTTTGCTTCTGCTAAAACAGCATCCATGTCGTTTGAATTAGCAAGGATATTAAAATCAACACTACTAGTATCAACCCCAATTTGCTCTAACATTTTTTTTACATCCATAGATTGTGACCTAACTAATGCCAACTGTTCTGATGTTTCTTTTGATTTTTTAGTTAAGTCTTTCTGTATTTGACCAAGACCTGTATTTTCCATCAGGTCTTTTTCTACAACTGCTTCAACTATATCATCTACAAAACCTTGACGAGTTTGTTCACCATAATTTACATTTACATCTATAAGTCTTTCTATCGCTTCTTCGTCATCAATACTTATTCTTTTCGGATCATTTGGTGCATATCCAGCGTTATAGTTTTCAACTATTGCTTCTTTTATTTGTTGCTCTGATCTACCTGTAGCTTTTGATAGTTGTTCTATAAAAGGATTTTTAAATAGTAATGCTTGTTCTGTTACTGCTGGTTGAAGGTCATCAACAATCATTTTGTTTATTGGGTCTGCTTGCATTTTTTCAAAAATGTCATCAAACTCGTCTCCTTTAAAAGTATCATCAGCTATAAGATCTGCCATTGATGTACCTTCTATTTGAGGTGCATCTGGTCTGTATACAGAAGCTGGATATCCATAACCTCTTTCCTGAATTGCAAACTCATCAAGAGTCATGGTTTCATCAGCACCTTCTTCAATATATCTTTCACGTAAAGCATCGTCAGAATATGATCCTGTGCCTAATCTTTTTTGTGTGTCTGTAAATGATTCTGGATTGTAACTGTATATTCGTGTTTCAAGATCACCTTCTGGAGTTATAATTTCACCTTGTGGTTTAACCTCACCTGGTTTAGTTGTTGGGTCATACGTTCCATAAGGGGAATCTATTTTTTCTACTTTTTCTACTTGCTCTGCTAATAAATTTTCAGCTTTCTTTGTAACTTCTTGTCCTTTGCCTGATTGTGTAATACCACTATCAGAACCTTTAAATAACTTTTCTAAAAATTTTCTAAATTTTTCGAGCATCAATAATACGTCCTTCGTTGTTGTGGCAACTCTTCATCCTCGTAGTCTTCTGGATGTTCAACGAAACCACCTTGTCTAAATCTCATTACGGCTTGAGTCATACTATCCACAAGATCATCATGATCACCAAGTGGAAATGCAGCGCATTCCTCAATTACCTCATCAGCAAACTTACGGTCTGGATACCAGACCATGCCCGCCTCAAATATTGGCGCAACAGCGTTTACTCTAGTATGTTTATCATTTCCTTTACTAGGTGTAAAGTTAATAACCGGTATGCCCATTTTACGTAATTCGTATGTTAAAGGTAGTCCTGACGCTTTTGCTTCTACAATTACCGTTTCCGGTTTCCAATAGTCATATTGTTTTTTAGCCACCCTTCTTAGTTCTGGAAACTCATATCTGTCTTTTTTAGCGTCTAGTAGAATTAAATGCGCTTCGCGCTCCTCGTTTGGATAAAAAACTCCCCACGTAGTAATGGCGCTATAGTCAGCTGTTTCCTTCTTCATGAATGCCGTATCGTAGGATTGGATAACGTGTGCAAGTGGTGGTAGCTTTTCTTTAGGCCATTTTTTCCACCATTCACGTTTTATAATAGCACCTTCTGATGCGGTTGGGTTTTGTTGATATTGTGCATTCCATTTACCGATTGCAACAGATGCTTTTACTGATTCTAATTCTTCTAACTTCCAATATCCCGGCCAAACAGGTTTACCACTTGGCATAATAGCAGGGAACTCTATTATCTCCCATTGGTCCGCTTTAGGTTCTGATTGTGCTTTTAAAAGTTTTCCTGTTAGGTCTGCAACATTCCATCTAGTCATAACTAAAATAATTCTACCACCAGGTTGGAGCCTTTGTCGTGGACCAGATGTATACCACTCCCAAGCTCTATCAAATGATGCCATGTTCATTGCGTCTTGTTCTGAATGTGGATCATCTATAATCATGAGGTCAGCACCACGACCTGTAATTGAACCACCAACACCTGATGCATAATATTCACCACCTTGATCGGTTTCCCATTTACCAGCAGCTTTTGAATCTTCTCTTAAACGTGTATTAAATATTTTTTTATACTCTTCACTATCCATAATTGTTTTTGCTTTCCTACCAAAACGTACAGCAAGTTCTGCATTATGTGTTGCTTGTATAATTTTTAATGTTGGGTTGTTTCCAATCATCCATGCAGGAAGTAAATTAGATGCAAATTCAGATTTAGTATGACGAGGTGCCATATTGATAATTAATCGCTTGATCTCGCCTCGCGCAACTTTATTAAATTTTTCTGCCATAATTTTGTGATGTTCACCTTCAATAAATTCTGGCCAAATATATTTTACAAAAGACATAAAGTCTTTTCTAACAGACTCATCTTTTTTCTTTTGATCAAGGAGAAGCGCTGCTTGCAAGTATTCTTTTTTTGTATCTGGTGGAAGACTATCTATTTGTTCGGGTGTTAGCATTTGAAAAAAAATTCTGAAAAATTTTTGCAACTCTGTTTTTTTAATTAAAATGATTTTACGCTAAATAAACGCATGAATCAAGGCAATATGTGGTATTGATTGGGACCCCTATATACAACATCTGGGGTATGGGGGTGGGGGTGGTCTTCTTTTTTCCTTGACAAAAGGTACTGGATATGGGATAAGATGATAACGCTCGTTATTGTGTTCTTGCGTTACCACTAAAACACAGCTGGGCTACTCAATGACTAAGCATCAAACGCGAGAGCCCAGCAGCAAATGAAAGGATAACATTATGACTAAAGCAATTATAGAGATTACTTGCATGGTATTACTTATGGTATGTACTAGCTTGTTTATGTGGACTGGTCAGTTCTGGTTCATGTTAGGTTGTTTCTTATTTCTATGTATTTACATTGCGAAACAATTCATTGACTAACCCTCGCCCTCTTCGGAGGGCAACCCCCCAATATATTCCTAGCGACAAGCACCAAGCACCAAGCGACAAGCTGGTCATGGCTCTCTATGAGTACGAATGAGATATGAAAGCTAGAGAGCCATGATAATATTAGGACTTACAGATATAATCTACCATGCCTAATAAACTAGTGTACTTGAGATTGGTCAGTAGATACAACAACTGTATCGTACTTTAATCTCTCAGCAATCTTCTGTTCTCTCGTCATAGTTTTATTCTTCATGCCTTGTATCATACTAGCGAGATTTTGAGGATTGTACATTGTTAAGCCAGTCGAATTAACTTTAATTAAATCTGCCTCATCACAATCAACACCCAACTCAGTCATCAACTCAACACCCTCAGTCAAATAGCGATAAGCTTTCAAACCCATTGCCATTGCTTTTTTCTGTGCAGTTATTGTGTCTATCCATGTTGCGTGAGCCGAGATTAACTGAGCTTTCTTCTTCTTAAACATTTGAAAAGTTTCAAACTCAGCTTGAGTACACGCAATAGTTCTTGAACGACAATGGCTAGTACCAATGATATCTAAGTACCATTGTTTATCAAAGCTATCAGTAATGCCGATATTATTATCTCTATCAGAATTATATCTATTATAGTTTGAATAACCTAGTGCCTTGTCATTCGCCTCACAATGTTGTGTCTTGTGTGGGTTGTCCTGATTTTCAGCTTGTTGTGGATAAATGTCAGGGTTGCAGTCTTGTGCTTTTAATTCATCTCGATACAAAGCATAAGCAAACTTTCTGCCACTATCATAATTGTCATACTCACTACTATTTACACAACCATATAACCCAAAGTCAAAATGTTCAGACATCTCTCTATTTTCATATTCATTTTCGTCTGCGTTGCTTTCGTGTGCATAAGAGAAATAGAAACATTTATCTTTTGCAACAACATCTAATGGTGAGCCATATTTTTTCTTGAGTGTTCTACAAGTGTCCACATCTTCTTGAGGATATGCTCTCGATACAACTTCTTTAGCAAGTGCAAAAGTATCTTCATACAAATCGTGTATGTTTGCCTTTGCGTCAAGATATGCTTGTTTCTCTTGAGTGTCCTCGCTTTCTGCGTGTTCGATATATCGGTTTAATATTTTCTTCCGATACTCGTCATTCATTCTTATTTTAGCCATAAATTTATTTCCTTTCTTTAATTTATGTTATTCTGGGATATTAACAGAATTATTATTTTGTGCAAGTAAAATGTTGTGAATATCAGCTATATTATCGCCAATCCAATCATACATACACCCTTGAGAATGGAAGAATGGTCCATATGTATCAGCCCTACTTGACCTCATAGTTTGGCACCATTGACCAGACCAGCTATATTCCTTAGCCTCTCCCTGTCGGCGCCATTGCCCTTGACTTTCAATAAAATCAAGGGTTGAGTTTAGCTCTTCATTACTTGCACCATAAACATATCTAACAGTATTACTTGAGCCATATCCATATTTATAAAATTTCTTTTTACAACTTGGATTTTGACAAATATAAGCTTTGCCTTTTCTAAATGCGTGTTCCATTAATGCACCCCCTCGCTAGTTTCAACTTTAGGTCTATAACCTTTAATAGTGAATATATTAGTAAAAGTTCTATATCCGTCTATTGTGTGTTCTTCGTTATCTAATGCAACGCAAGTTATTGCTAGTTTATTATTTTTAGTTAACCAGATTTTAGATTTTTCATCCCAATAACATCTGCGTTCTTCTACATCATCTCGTTTCTTACAATAATGTACAATGTAAAAGTGGTCTGCTTGTTTAAATTGTCCTATCAATCGTTCTGAAAATTCCTCGAATGTAGGCTCTAGTTCGTCATTTGTTATATCTTCAATCATATCTTATCCTTTCTATTAATTGATTCGTTTTTATATCATTCCCCCTTGTAATTGTCAAATAGTTTCCCATATAAATAATGTGCCCGGGGTGATGTAGGCTAAAAGCACGTGTATGCACATCCCGCGCACACCAGGCTGGATAGTGCCTATGCATTATATGCGAAGTGAAAACTTTAAAACTATCCACGGGCCCGGTCTGACCGTTTGGTTTTATTAGCCGGGCCAAGCCTCAAGCAGCAAGCGCCAAGCTCCAAGCGGCAAAAAAAGATTTGACAATGAAACGTGAATATGGGATAAGATGATAATTAATTAAAGAAAGGACTAATATGAAAAAACAAAATGTACTAATACTAAAAGCTGATGACAGCCCAGCAGTAATGCATGAGCTGGAGTCTAACGAGGATGGGCAGCCAAGCTTCAAAGATGTCTACCCGCTGATCAATACTAACATCATAGAGATTGCTCAGGGACGCTGGATCCAGCGTGGCAATAAGCCGGAGTCTGTTGACGTGGAGCTGTTCTGCGATGAAGAGGCGTTGATGAAAGCTGATCCTCAAATTAATCATAGAGCTAGTCACCTACGCTACAACCTGTTCAAAAGCCTATACGGCGGTAACATGCCGGATCCTAGACTGGCAGGTGATGTTGCCGTGGTGTTTCCAGCTAAGTTTAAAATTGAGCTGACCCCTGAAGGTACTGACGTGACAGGTAACTACAAGGAAGGCTACGGCCCAGTTGACGCTACCGACGCCATGCTGGACCAGGTGAACGTCAATGAGTAATCGCTCAACCTACAATAGTAAGCTGCTGCGGGCCGAGCCCGCGGCGCCTGCAGCTCGGTCCGGGGTGATCGGCACTGTTAATCCATATTGGTTGCAACAAGCCGCAAGCCCCAAGCGCCAAGCTTCGAGGCTCAAGCGTCAAGCAGCAAGCCGCAAGCGTTCAAGCGCTCAAGCAATATGCGAAAATAAAGTTTGACATCCCTTCATGAATATGGGATAAAATGATATTGGGGCTTTAGATGCCATACTACCGAGTAATGTCGAGGAGGCTAGCCCCAGCCACAAGCTAGAAAGGATAATTATATGAATGCACAACAAAGAAAATTAATTACTGGCGGGCTGTCGAAGCCGTCGAAGATGCCGGGCTACAGTTATAACCTGCCCGCGATACACTGTAAGACAGGCAGCAAGCTGGCGCAAATACCTGGCACCACGTGCCACGGATGCTATGCACTAAAGGGCCGCTACCGGTTCCCCAACGTGATGGACGCTATGATGCGAAGACTTGCCAGCATTAACAGGCCCGACTGGGCTCGGACCATGGCTGCGGACATCAACGCCCGCAAGTCTCGCTGGTTCCGCTGGCATGACTCAGGGGACATACAAAGCGTAAAACATCTATTAAAAATATTCCACGTATGCAGGCTTACGCCGGACGTGGCGCACTGGATTCCCACACGGGAAGCCGGGCTCCTTTCTAAGATACCAGCGGCGCGCGTGCCTGCTAACTTGACAATTAGGTTATCCGCCACCAAAGTGGACGGACCTGCGCCGCGAAGCTGGCATCTAACATCAACAGTAGTAACCGCCGGCCGCACCTGTCCAGCGCCTGACCAGGACAACGAGTGCAAGAGCTGCAGGGCATGCTGGGACAAGGACATTAAAAACATTGCATATGGTAAACACTAGGCCGGGGCGCGTGGCCCCTGGCCTGACGGTTGACGAAGCTTACCGCCGCTGGGGCTATAAGCTAAGGCGCAAGCGTCAAGCGGCAAGCTCCAAGCGTCAAGCTGCAAGCAACAAGCTTTCCAGCTGATCCCAAGTTTCAAGCTCCAAGCACCAAGCTTCAAGCGGCAAGCCGCAAGCAACAAGGTCCTGGACCGCGGCGCCTGGATAAAGTTTCGGGCAGCTCTGCGCGTGGGTCGCGACCAAGATGAACGTATGTTTAGGATGCTTGATATGGAAGGCTATTTGGTGTGGCGAAAATGTCACTTTATTACTTTTTGTTACTTTAAGTTCTAATGTAAAGAATCCTTGTTTTTCAGTGTATCCAACTAGGTCGGGAAAGCCAAAAGATGCCCAAGATTCAACGCGTGTCCATATAATATTTGGTGTATGTTTCTTAACTTTTTGCCAAAGTTTAGATTCTTTTTTCACAGTAAAACCAATAGCAATAAAATAACAATTGCAACATCATATTTCCACGTTGGTGGATCAAAATTCCAACCCATTAGTCAACCAATATAACACAACGATACTTTTCTTTTGTGCCTATTAGTTTGTTTTCAATGAGTCTAACCTCTCTAATGTTAAATTCTTTCTGCATTGGATTACGCCCACTAGGTAGCACCAACATGGTTCTAGCATTAGCTCCTTCAGGGCTCTTGCAAAAGTTTTCCAACACTTGAACTAGTGTTTTAGTATTATAAAAATGTCCTGATGTTAGTTCTTTCTTAACATCGTGTGATTCTAATTCTTTTTCTGTTTCTAAATATTGTTTATTTTTCATCTTGTTTAACCCATATGTTTATATTACCTGCAACTGTTCTTCTTTCTCCCTCTCCTTCAAACGGATATACCATGTGTGGCGACCAAGATGGAAACATATATAATTTACCAACTTCAGGTTTTACTGATAACATCTGAGGAAACTCTAAAATGTCTGGCATCCTTATGCCACCAGGTTGCCAACAAAAAACTAAATTACCATCCATAACACCAGAAGAATTATACATACTGACTGAGTCATCTCGTTCTGATATTTGTTTTGGTATTTTTGTCCAAGTTGTCCAAGACATACCTGCAAGAGTTTTTGTACCATGATCATGCAAAGGATTATAGTCACCAGCATAGCTGTGTACTGACCACATTTCATCTGTCTGTAAACCAACTTGAGATTCATTAAATCTTGTTGTAGCTGATATCTGTATGTATTGCTGTAAGTATTGCTGTGCAATTTTATTAGTAAGAGTATCAAACTCTTTTAAATCTTCACACGTATGATCCATCTTTAATTGTTCACCGTGTTTTATTTGTCCTACAAGTTTACCAGCGTGTGATGTTCTGTCTTCTTGTTTTAATAAATTATCTAAATACTTATTTAGTATATCAATAAATTTATCTTCTAATGTAACTTCATACATAAAAGTTTTAAGTATGTTGTATATTTTAATTTCTGTTTGCATTATCGTTTTTTTCCTTGCCCCCTATATTTTTTAAACGACCTACGTTTGTGTTTATTTTTAGGGCGAGAACGCACACTGTGTCCTATTGACGTTCTTTTTTCCGGACCTGGCTCATGTTCTCTAAACGACTTAGCTCTCTTCAAGTACTTCTCCTTGACAGCATTCATCTATGTTGGCTTTACAATACTCACACTGCTCGTGACCATGCACATTAATTTTATTAGTTATCATGCGACACCAAGGGCATGTAACCAAATTATCTTCAACTGACATCTTCAAACTCTCCTTCCACTAGAACTTTATTGTCTTCATAAATTTTTTTCATTTTAGCCTCTAAATCTTCAATAGACAAATCTTCAATTTTACCTGTTAAACTTATTTTTTGTTCAATGTATAATCCTGCTGCTTTGCCTCTCGCAACTTCTGCATTTGCCGCTGCCGAGAAAGCTCCCTTAGCAAGAGCTTCTTCGCGTATACGGCCGAGTTCTGTGATGTGGCGCTCAAAGCTAACCTCATATTTCTTCTGTATCTCTCCTCTAATTTCTCCGATGTACTTAGCGACGAGTGGGTATTTGTTTGGATTTCTAAGCTCAGACGCTCGTACATGCGCTGAACCTTCAGCATAACCTGCTTCCAAAGCACATTCAGTAGGTGTCTTACGTCCTTCATTATAAACTAATAACTCCGCAAACTTTTTTTGTTGTTCTGATAATTGTTTGGGTAAACCCATAAGGTAAGTATAAGTAAATTTACGTTAGATTACAACTAGAATGTTGTTGACCACATGAATAGCATGCCTAATAAAAAGATTGCTATATAGACTCTAATTTCCAGTAGGATTCTCCGTTAATATCTTAACGATTCTCTTTCTTCCCATATCCATCTCGACCTCGGCTTCCACCTGGACGCACTGCATAAATATTCCTTCTTGTTCTGGCCCGATGTTTTGCATAGCCACGCGCTTGGTCTTAAGACAGTCAGCCATTCCCTCAGTTGGCACCGTCTCTATTATGGAACCGTTAGTTATAAGTAGTACTGCAAATAGTGTCTCAATCATGTGATATTCCATTCTGTCTGATCTTATCAAGTAACATTTCAACGTCTATCATACGTTCTTCAATGAATTGTATTTGCATATTTAGTTTTGCAATCTCTGGAATCTCTGAATTAACATGAGTACGAAGTTCTTCTTGTGTTTTTGACAGCCATTCCACCAACATGTAGAGCTCGTTTACTTGAGGACTGACCATGGTGCCTTTGGGGACCCCGTCTATAAATTCATTAGCGGCTTCCATGTCTTGTGCCATTAACTGTTGATTTGTCTCGAGAGTATTTAATCTTTCCTGTATCGAGAAGAAGCTCATTGTGCCTATTGCGACTGCAGCTAGGATGGCTAAAAGGTTGCGAGCCGGGAGTGAAATTTGCGTCGAGTCTGAGAGCTTCATTTAACAATTCCATCTACGTCTAGCTTGTCTAATTCTAGAGTTAGGATCATTCCTAGTTTTTGCTGATGATCTTTTTAATTGACCAAGTGATCTTGCACAATAAGACTTACGTCTGTTTGCTGCCTTACTACCTTTTTTAACTTTACCTGTAACTGCTGTTTTTAATTTACTACCGGGATTAGCTCGTCTATATGCAGCAACACCTTTTTTAGTCATGCCTGCACCAGCTTTAGTTTTACGATAGTTACCACCTTTGCCAGTGGTTCTTCTAATCGGATTTTCCGACCGAGCCATTAGCTTTTCTTACTAGTCTTTTGACTTTGTCTAATAGCTTTTGCAGTTGGTGCACCTTTAGCACCTTTCTTACGCATTTTTTCACCGCGCTTTTTCTTTTGCGCAATGTTATACCATAAACCTTTTTTAGCTACTCTACCGTCTTTTGTTATGTGTGTTTTTTTTGTCATTTAATTTACTTTTCTTTTTACGCTTATAACTTGGTTTGCCGCCTCGGCCAATACCAATTGTTTTACCGCCTTTTACTCCTACTAAGGAATAAACCATTATTTAAGACGTCCACCACGTTTCATTCTTTTTTTCATCATACCGCCGCCCATTTTTTTCATTCTTTTTTTCATTGAGCCGCCGCCTCTTTTACCAACGCGTTTTTTCTTCATCATTTTAAAGTCAGCACCAGATATTTTACCGTCTTTATTTTTATCTAGTTTTTTTTGTCCACCTTTTAGTGCCATGTCTGTATCTCCTATAAGATTGTCGTTTTAGTACTGTGCCTCCATAATAGTCCTGAGGCCAGTGCTCATAATATCCAGTTTTGCGTAAATTGTCACTAGCTTTTTCTAACTCATCAAAGTTTTGTATGAGTGTCATCATAAAGTTATTTTGTGGCTGCCATTCGCCAGTTTCTAAGAATTCTACCGGCTCATCTTCCTCCTCGTCATGTGGATGTGCACCCATAAGGTATATATCTTGTGGTACATACACCAAATTATATGCGTGTATAACAGCGTCATACTCCTCTACTGAGTATTGTATGTCGTCACAACCTACAATAACTATCTGTATGTTTGGATTTCTTACGATCTCAATACCTTCAAGTATTGTATCTAAAAAGTTATCAAAGTTATGGCACTCTAATATTTTATATTTCTTTTGTAATCTTGCCATACGAGCGTATGGGCACACTGGTACATTACCTAAATGTTCATTCTTAGGCTCTAAATATTTTTCAGACCATTCTAAAATGTCTTCTGTGATTGATGTCAATTTAATAAAGGGTTATCGCTTGCTGCTTTTAATTCATTTATTTTTGCATCAAGATACTCAATAGCTGCACCGTTAATTGCAATGTCCCCTTTAATTGCTTCAAGAGCTGCGCCAATAGATCTTACTGCATCCATAGTTTCTTTATCACCTAAAACTATACGATCGTGTGTATCAGTTAAATCAACAGTTTGATTAACTACAAATTCTTGTTCTTCTATTGCTGATAGTCTTGTATTGAATTCACCCCAGGCGTAAAATCCTCCGCCAATGGCTCCTACTACGCCGATCAATGCCGCGTAGCTAGATAGTTTATTAATTAGATCTGGCATCCATTAATCCTTTTAGTTTTATGTAAGCAGCATCTGTAGCTTGTTGCGCTTCATTAAGTTTAATCTGATACTGAACCACTGGATCAGTTGCTACAAGATTTGCCTGAGTATTATAAATAGTTTTGTTATAGCTGTCTAGACTGGCTTGCATAAAGAAAGCTGGGTCTCCACTAGGTAATTGCCGTGTGTCAAATATTGCTGAGTTCATATTAAAATATGAAGATATATCTGCCTGTGTTGATACCATTTCTTTAGATACTATTTCATTAACTGCATCTAAAGTTAATGAAACTCTCTGCATCTCATTAGATATTTTGCTTTGTATAACTTTTTCTAACGCTGCAACTTTAATATCTATATCAACTTCCACATTTTCGCTAGGTTCTTGTCCTGTTGTTTTAACTGGTTCCTCGACAACTTCTTCTTGTTCGGCAATGTCTGTTGTCTCTTCCGGCTCGTTTGCAATAGGCTCTTCGCTACTGGGTTGTTCTTCAATTTGCTCATCTTTAGTTTCCTTAATAGGTTCTTCTTTAACAGGTTCTGTTTCAAGTGGTTCCTCTTCCACCGGCTCTTCCTTGGCCAAGGCTACCTCTTCCAGCGGCTCTTCTTCCTTCACTGCTTCTTCTTTAAACTCTTCTGCAAATTCTTCAACTAGTTCCATTGGTGGTTCTTCTTCAAAGTATTCTTCAAACATTTCCTCAAACATTTCTTCTGCCATCTCTATGTTCATTTCTTCCATAGGAATCTCTTCAAACATTTCGTCAAACTCTTCTATAAATGCATCGTCTGTAAATACCTCAATGTACATTTCTTCTTCAAAATACATTTCTTCTTCAAAGTATTCGTCTGCAAAATAAATTTCTTCTATTGGTGGTAGTTCATCAAACATTTCCATTGGTGTAAGCTCATCAAAAAATTCTACATCTTCAAAGGCAAGAGTGTCTGGAATAAATTCTTCCATGAAAGGCTCTTCGTAATAGTCATCTTGATAGTAATCTTCTTCAAAAAAAAATTCATCAAGTGCTAAATAATC